GCCTGGTCGGGAGACGCGCCGCCGATGGCCTCGGCGACCTTGCTCCCCATTGGCGAGCTCGCACTGCCCGAACCATCGCCGCCGCGACTGCCGCCGCCGAGCGAGGCGCGGATCACCGGGGCACCGCCGAATGTGCTGCCGCCGCCGGTGCCGCCATGCGCGCCCGGTCCCTCGGGCGCACCTTCCTCGAGCGCCCATTTTTTCAGGCCCTCGACAACGCCCTCGGCGATCGTCTCTTTCGCTTTCTCGTCACCGCCGCCAGTGAGCGAGGCGCGCATAACTTGCGCGCCGCCGAACGTGCCGCCGCTGTAGGACATTTTTTGCGGTGCGGCCGGCGATACCCCCATAAATTGCTGGAACGTGCCCCAGAACGTCGAGAGGTCGTTAATGCCCTTGATGATGCGCGGGACCAGGTCGGCGATACTGTTGAGCGACTTGGTGAACGTGTCGAGCGTCCCCTCGGTCGTGAGCTTTTGCGTGAGCGCCTCGAAAGCGTTGCCCATGCGCCAAATCGAATGTTCGAATTGATCGGCGGCGTTCTCGTCCTCCTTGGTCGTGGCGCCAACGCTGTCGCGCCATTCCTTGATAAGCTTTTCGCGTTCCTTGCGGTTAGCGTCGGCGAGGCCCGGCGGTAGCCCGCGGCTTTTGAGAAAATCGCGCCGGTGTTGCGGATCGTGCAATTGGTCGAGCTTGTTGAGGATGAGCTCAAGGGCTTCGGCGTTGGTCTTGGTATGGCGCAATTGCTCGGCAAATTCGCCCTGGCCGCGGAGCCGCAAATCCTTGGCGCTTTCGCCGATGCCGAGCCGCGTCTTGTGCATCTCGGCGGCAAAGTCGCGAAAGCCCGCGCGCATTTCGCCAGCCGATATGCCGAGCCGCCGGCCGACCGCCTCAAGGTCGCGCATCCGGTCGATCGAAATGCCGGTTTCGCGGGAGAGGCGCGACAAAATCTCGGTCGTTCCGGCAAAGCCCTTGAGCGCGGTAATTGCCGTCGCGATCGTCGCGCCGACGCCGGCAAAGCCGACGCCGACCGCGCGCAAGGCCGGGACGACCGTCGCGTTGAGCGCGGCGCCGACATTGCTCGCCGCCTCGCGCAAGCCGTCAAAATGCCGCTTGACCTTCGTCGCGCCGTCGCCGCCGCGATCGCTCAGGCGGTCGAGCTCTTTCTTGAGGTCGTTCAGCGGCTTTGAGAATTTGTCGACGACCTCGACGACGACCTTGATTGCTTCGTCCTGTTCGGCCATCTAGGCCCTCTCGGTCGCCAGCATATTGCCGCGGTGCGTCTCGACCTCGGTAAACACGCCGCTCGCCTCGGTGCTCGTGCGCGTCCCGCGCGGAAAGCCGTTGAGCATGACGCGGAGCGATGCCGCGCCCTCGGTCCTCGGCGCGCCCTGGTCGGTCGTCGATGCCTCGTGCAACCGTTCGCGCGGCACCGCCGCCGGTGCCGGCGGCGGCGGTGTATCGCTTTGCGGCGTGGCGGCTGCCGGCGGCCCGGTATAATCCTCGACGCCGGGCAAACCGCGCTGGTACTGGCGGGCGCGCTCGTTTTGATACCGTTGCGCCGGCCGCATATACTCGCGCAAGAACGCGACCGCGGCGCCGGTGCGGCCCGAGTGTTTCAGTTTTTCCCACAGTTTCGGATAGCCGGTTTGTAGCCGATGCAACAGGAATTGCGTTTGTAACCGCGGGTCTTGCCAGCTTGCGCCGGGATGGTTTTCGCGGAGCCAGCGCGAATAATTATTCCATTCGGCGCCGCCCTCTTGATAGAGGCCGTGCGCGTAATGCGCCTCGCCGCCGTACGCCGGTTGGTCAGGATGCCGCAAGGTCGGATCGAATGAGCTTTCCGATCCGATATTTGCCAGGATGCCGGCGATCGCCTCGTCGGATAAGCCCGCCTTGCGGAGCTCGTCGACGACGACGCCGGCAACGCCGCGTCGGTTGCCCGGTATGTTGGCGCGCCCGCCGGGCGCCGGCTCACTCTCGTTGTCGCCGCCGGCACCGCCGCGGCTCCCGCCGCCGAGCGAGGCGCGGATCAGCGACGCACCGCCAAAGGTGCCGCCGCCGGTATCGAGCGACATTTTCTTGAGTCCCTCGACGACGCCCTCGCTCGTGCCTTGCTTGATCGTCTCCTTGGCCTTGTCGTTGCTTTGCGGCGTTGCCGCCGGATGCTCGGGATCGACGGTGCGGAATCCCATGCCGAATAATTGCTCCCAAATGGTGAGCGGCCGCCCCGGCGGTTTCGGCAAATGCCATTGCTCCGAGCGCGGCCCGACCAGCTTGTCGCCCAACGATCCCGGCTCCGGCTTGCCGATGCCACGAATGGCATTGTTGATTTTGTCGATCGAATCGAGGCTCGACTCCAGCGACTTGACGACGCCCTCAAGCGTGCCGTCGCGCGCCATCTGTTTCGTGAGGGCTTCCCACGAATTGCCCAGGTCCCATAACGATTTTTCAAATCGCTTTGAGGCGTCGACCGCGCCCTTGTCGGTCGCCCCGACTTGCTTGCGGTATTCGGCGACAAGGCGCTCGCGTTCCGCGCGCGTGGCGGCGGCAAATTCCGGCGGGAAAAAATGCAACGCGAGAAACCGCCGGCGCTCGGTCGGGTCGCGGATTCGATCGAGCTCCTGGAACATAAGCGCCTCGGCCTCGGCGGTCGTCTTGGCCTGGCGCAAACGGTTGGCGTATTCGTTGAGGCCCGCCTCGCGTAATCCGGTCAGCGTCTCGCTTTGAACGTGCGCGCGTATCTTGTGCATTTCCGCGGCAAAGTCGCGAAAGCCCGCGCGCATTTCCGCGGTCGTCGCGCCGACGCGGCGCCCGACTGCCTCGAGCTCGCGCATGTTGTCGATCGTTAATCCCGTCTCGCGCGAGAGGCGAGAGAGGACGTCGAGGTTGCCGGCAAAACCCCTGAGCGCGGTCACCGTCGCGAAGATCGTGGCGGCGATCCCGGCAAAGCCGAGGCCGAGTGAGCGCAACGCCGGCAACAGCGTGACGTTGAGCGCACTCCCGACGTTGCGGATTGCTTTGCGGAAATTCTCGAAATGCCCTTGCAGTTTGTCGACGCCGGGCGCCTTGTCGCCGATGCCGTTGAGTTGCTTCCGCATGTCGTCGAGCGGCTTGGAAAACTTGTCGACGACCTCGACGACGATCTTGACGACCTCGTCTTGCTCGTTAGGCATTTTTGTCCTTGACCGCGACTAATTCGCGAATGAGGTCGTGCACTTGCGACATGGGAAGATCGGCGAATTGTAGAGGGCTACAATGAAAGTTGAGCGCGAGGCCGATGCAATCGCCGATCAAATCTTGCCCGGCACCGGCACGAAAAAAGGCGTCACGCCCCAGGCGCACGTTATAAAATCGCGCGTCGTGAGCGAGGCGATCGAGGACGGCGGCACGCCGGCGAGCGCCGATAGCATTGCGTTCATGCGCTTTTCATCGTGCATGATTTTCGGCGGATCGGAGATCGGATCGAAGATCACCGGATTGCCGATCGACAGGAGATCGCGCGCGGTCGGCTCGCGAAACACGAGCACCGTCACGGTATTGCCGTGCGCCTCGATCGGCCGCGTGAGCTCGCAAGTGTAACCGGGTAACGGCGTTTCCTTTTCCTCGGGGATCGGCGGCGCCGCTGCCTCGCGCGCCTTGATATCGGTCACGTTGACGGCCATTGGCTGTTTTCCTTATGCCGCCGAGGCGACGAGCTCGTCGCAAGACATGCCCTCAAAGCGGACATGGAATTGGCCGTCGCGCGTGTTGACGGTCGATCGCTCGGCCCGCCAGGCGCGGCGCAAGACGTACACCGTGCCGTTGGCCGCCTCGACGGTGATGGTCGAGTCGGTGACCGCGTCGATCGCCTCGACGCTCGTGCCTTCCAGCGTCGAGACGTCGCCGGCGACGTAGGGAACGACCGGCAATTCCGAATAGCCGTGGACGGCGTCCTGACCGGCGATGCCGGTGCGCTCGTAGCGTGACGGCATGACCTCCAGGTTGCCGCGGACGGCGAGTTGCTTGCCGTCGACGGACCAATAGGCGATGCCCGCAAATCGGTTTGACATGGATCGAGCTCCTTTCGGTTTCGGTTAGGCCGCGAGCGCGAGCGGGAATTGCAGGCGGAATTGCGCGAGCACCGCGAACATTCGCATTTGGTTGATGACGTCGGGCGGGTAGAGCACGTTGACGCGATTTGGGTCGACGTCGTCGCGCTCGACGATGAGCGCGGCCTTGAAGGCGTCGCCGTTCTCGACGAGGCCGTCGTATTCGCATTGCCGGTACTCGGCGACGAGCTCGGCACGGATGATGTTCGGCGTGACGATCGCCTGGCCGGGTCCGAACCGCGTGCCGTCGTCGGCGAGTTTCGAGCGCGGGTATTTGTTGGTGATCGACTGTCGCATCCGCCGGAATAATTCGGCCAGCGTGGCGAGCGTCGTCATGAGCTCGTAGGCGTTGTCCTGTTGCCCGAGCGTGTTCTTTTGATAGGTCGTTTGCTCGCGGGCGAGCGCGGCGATCTCGCCGGCGTTGACCATTTGAATCGCCAGCCCGACGCCGGCGATCGCGTTGAGTTGCGTCTTGTTGAACCGCAAGTGTTTCGGCGCCGGCGTGATGCCGTCGAGCGTCAGGGTTTGCAACGGCCGCGCCGGGTCGATCGACAAGGCCCCCGCGGCGCGCGCGGTATAGGCGCCGATCCATTCGTAAATCGGCGACGGCGAATCCGGCTCGATCGCCAGGAGCGACACAACGCCGCTATTGTTGGTCGGGCCGTAGGAAAACAGGTTGGCGTAGGTGTCGCGCTTGGCGCCGATCACATGGCCGTAAACCTCGCGCAACCATCCCCAACGGCCCGAGTCGGAAAACCCGTATTCGGTTTCCCAGGCGATCAGCGTGCCGCTGTCGTTGAATCCAAGCCCGACGTATTCGTACGGCTCGTCGCCGAGGTTGGCGATTGCGGTCGTCCATGTCGGGACGCCGACGCCGCCCGAGAGAACGGCGGGCGCCGGCAAGGTGACGGCGAGGCCCGGCGGCAACATTTCGCCGCCGTTTGGCCCGAGCACGTTGAGCGCGAGCCCGATATCGTTGCCGGTGAGGCCCTTCCATTTGGCCGTGAGCGTGACGACGCCGCCGGCCGCCGTCGCGGTCACCGGCAGGTCAGGCATGGCGGTGATCGCCGCCGCGATATTGGTGCCGACCGTGGCAACGGGATCGGCGGCGGCAACGCCGACGGCGACCTTTTGCCCGGCGACATAGAGGTCGAGCTCACCGGCTTGCGTCGACGGCGCGGTCACCGTGACGGTGCCGGTTGCGGCAACGCCCGAGCCGGCTTGCGCGACCGGGAGCAAGAGCACCGGCGTCGACTTGTTGAGTTGGAAAAACCGCGCGTACATGCGCGCGAGCGGCGAACCCTGGCCGGCGAGGTTGTTGGCGTCGGAGATCGAGCCGCACGCGATCGGCACGTCGGTCGGTGCGGTGCCGGCGGCGAGCTTGTAGTCGACGAGCAACGCATACTTGTTGGAGGTCGGCGTTCCCGCCTGGCTCGGATCGACTTCGATGTAAACCAAGGGAAGCTTCCACCCTTGGGGAATTTGATTAAACGAGATCGGCATGGGTCGACTCCCTTGGTTTCAGAAATGAAAAGGGCCGCTTGTCAGCGGCCCTCTTTGCCTTTGGTTTTGTGTTGCGGTTGCGGATCACCGCCGCGGCCCTCGGGCGGCGGGTCCTCGGCGACCTCGCTAATGTCGCCGTCGCGGATCAGGCGGAACGTGTATTGATCGGCGGTCCATAG